ATCCTGACTATCAGAATGACTTAATATTCACTCAAGATATGGAAGTTAACAAAATTGTATCTCTTATAAGGAATAAGATAAATGATTTGCTACCAGAAAACTGCAATACAACTATTGATGTTGATAGGTATGGAGATAACACCATTAGTGTATCATCACATATAGAGCAAGACTTACTCTCTTGTCAAAATGCAATGCCATTAAAATGGTTATTGAAATTGAAAAGAGAGAATCCTAAGCTGTTTGTTATAGTTAGAAATGTAATATCACTAATCAAGGGAAAGTATAATATAGGTGGACCTGATGATGGATTTGCAGAAATGGCTAAAGAATATTTTTTATTAGGATTCATGGAGAATGAAGATGAAAATGACTTTAAACACTATTCAAAAGATTTCTTTGAGCATTGCTCTAAGGAAGAAGTGATACAATTTCAGAAATATTATGACAACAAGTTCTTATGTGAAATAAGAGCAAAAGATGGTGTCGGACATCTCCTTTCAAAAGAGATAAAAGATATTTATAAAATGATTGATGAAGATTGGTTAATGAATCAGATAAACACCTATAACCCAAGAAACGAAATGTATAAAACATTACTTGATTGGGCTAAACAAGGTATGAATCTATACTTTAACCATAATAATGTAGTTCTTTCTGATATAATTTTTGTAACAGAAGAAGAGTTAGAATGTGGCACACCAGTAACAGCAATGGATTTCCTCAAGTTTGAGTGGAATTTTAATTGTGCATATTGGGAACAAGGAATTGAAATGGCTCTTAATGAGCATGCAGGTCAATTCGGAGTTATTGAACCACGAAACTTTATTATACTACAAGAAGATAACTACATCAATCATTTTGACCAGAAATATGAGTTATTCGGGAAAGAGCTTGAACATTGGTTTGACACCGGTACTGATATTTATTATAAACAAATACGTGAGTGGGAATAATTATGGAAATACAAGAAAAATTATACAAACCCGTACAGTTTATAACAGTTCATAGGTCAGGAGATTCTTATTATTTGGAGTCAGGGAACATTAATGATGATTTGTCTTTCGGGGCAAGTCATCCATTGATGAAACAAACTATCATTGATATAATGGACACTATGTCTGTTGACGTTACTGATAGGCTTCAATTTAAAGGAATGATACCTAAGAATGTTGTTACTGTAAGAAATACTGCTGGAAACACTTTAGTCGCTTGGATAAGCAAACCACAATCAGTAAAAATGTCTTTTACAAAGACTGTTGGTTTGCGTGATATGACGGCTCCTGTTCCTGCTATGCTTTGGTTGGCTAAAAACGACCATTTATCGGTATTTGCTTTAAAGAGTAATACTATAAACAATAAGACTAAACTATATGTTGCACCATTTCCTAATGTTAGTGGAAGTGGTTCAGTATGTTGGGGTAGTGGTAAATGGCCAAAAGATGTTCAGTACTATGAAGATTTCATAGAAAAAGTTGAATATGGATTTTGGAATAGTAAATTTAGTCACAATATGGAAGGAGTGGTAAGTAAGTCTAAATCTGACTTATATAGATTATGGGATGCCCTTAATGGAGCACCATTTTTTCCTACTCAACAACTATTGGAGAGTCCAGAAAGTAATAAGATTAAAGAAAAATTAGGAATATGAAGTCTAAGATACACTATACTCCTGATTACTTAATCAATACACCTCATCCAATCACAGTTAATGTGATAGGAGCAGGTGGTAATGGTTCACAAGTAGTTCAAGGATTAGCAAGAATGCACGTTACTCTACAAGCATTAGGTAAACCGGGCTTATTAGTCTGTTTATATGATGATGATAAAGTAACGGAAGCGAATCAAGGTAGGCAACTATTCTCCCAAACAGATATCGGAAGATATAAAGCTGAGGTCTTGATTACAAGAATCAATAGATTCTATGGTACTGGTTGGTTAAATGAGAATTGTAAATATAATAAAAAGCAATGGTCATCTACTAATATTGTAATAAGTTGTGTTGATACAGCTTCTGCAAGACAGAAAATATCACATGTTTGGAAAGATAAGAAAACCTTAAAAGATTGGGAAGTTCCTTATTATTGGTTAGACTTAGGTAATTCTGCTAAATCAGGACAAGTTATACTTGGAAGTTCAGGAAGTACTGAACAACCAAAGTCTAAGAAGTTTGATACAGTAAGAAAATTACCCACAGTAGATAAAGAATTTGACTTAAAGAGTATTAAGGATGATAATGAACCAAGTTGTTCTATAGCAGAAGCTATCGAGAAACAAGACTTGTTTATTAATCCTATTGTTTCATATATGGGGTTAAACCTATTATGGAAAGTTCTTAAAGACTATTCAATAGATCACAGAGGATATTATATCAATTTACAAACAGGAAAAACAAACCCGATTGGGTTGTAACTTTCAAGGGGCCTTCGTTGCTCCTTGATTTTTAAATACATATATATAAATGAGTAATCAAACAGATTTTTTCACTGAAAGTAATTTTATCGGCCAATCAAATGTCGATTTAGAAGAGATTGTACTTGCTACTTTTATTAATTTTCCTGAAACTTATTACCAGGTCGCTGACCAATTAAGTATTCATGAATTTTCTACAATAGAAAGTAAGTACATTTATAGTGCAGTTAAGGAGCTTTCAAGTAGTTCAAAAGTAGATATTGTTTTAGTTACCGATTATCTTATAAATAAGAAGTATGTTGAATACGTAAGTAATAAAAAGAAAGGGTTTGACCTAATCGTATATCTCAATGAAATATGTGAACGTATTGACAATGACGAACACCTACAGGAGCATATCAAGCTATTAAATGGATATGCAAGACGTAGAGCGTTAATGCTACTATCAGATAAGGTAAATAAGAGTTGTAATGATATGGTTGACCCTATGTTAATTCTTGGAGCAATATCTGAAAAGATAGTTGAGATTCAAGAAATGGGAGAAGTAGAAGAATTTGATGTTGACAAAGCATTGAATGAAGCTATAGAATATCAAGACAACGAAGATACAGACAGATTCGTTAAAACATATCTAACAGAATTAGATATGTTTCTTACTGGATTTGAACCTAATGACTTAGTAATACTTGCAGCAGCTCCATCAATGGGTAAAACTTCATTAGCACTTGAGATATTTAAAAACAATATCATAAGTTCAGATAGAGTAGCTATGTTTTCTTTAGAGATGAGTAAGAATGCTCTTATTAATAGAATGTTGGCATCAGATGCTTTCATACCGTTAAAAGCTATTCGTACTCAAACTATGAGTCAGCGTAATAAGGAAATGAGGGCTTTATCAAAGGAAAGACTAAGTAAGGAGAAATGGTGGATTGATGATAAGTCAAGAAGCATTACTAAGATATGTAATAAGATACGTAAATACTTCATTAGATATGGAGTTAAGTTCTTTATTATTGATTATCTTCAGTTAATGACTTGTGATATACCAGGAGCGAATAATCGTGAACAGGAAATATCTAAAATGTCAAGAATGCTAAAAGAAATGGCTTCTGAATTAGGAGTTGTTATAATGGCTTTATCTCAAATTAATAGAGGTATTCACCAAAGAGCAAATAAACGTCCTACACTTGGAGATTTAAGAGAGTCTGGAGCTATTGAACAAGATGCTGATATAGTAATGTTTGTACATAGACCTGCATACTTTCAAATTGAAGAAGGAATACCACCTATAGAAAAAGCTGAAATTATTTTAGCTAAGGGTAGGAATACCGGTATTGGAACTGTAGAGACTTACTTTGTTAGTGAGTTAACTAAATTTTGTAATAATCCATATAATGAAAAAGAATTGGAAGAATACACGAATCGTCAAAGAAATTGGGGAGAATACAGGGATCCATCCCAAAGTAGTACACATAGTGATTAAAAGGTTCTTCTTGGCTTGTCGTTTGTTAATGCTCCGTAACGAAGAAATCAATATTAAAGGGTTCTTTAAGCTGAAGCTTAGTAATAGACACAAGAAGATAGTGAAAGAGAAGGGAAAAGATACTAACTTGAGAATTAGAAAAGATTCGGCTAAAAGAAAGCCTAAATAATTTGATAGTTTAATGTACTTTTCTTACATTTACAGTATAAATAACTGAATGACAAGATTATTATTATTACCTAAAAAGCCAATGTCGAGAGGACTTTCAATGAAAGAACTCATTGGTATATGTCAGGATATAGATTCAGTTGATACATACAGAAATGTAATTAATTCAACTGAAATATGTGACCTAACAGAAAAGACTATTACTCCCTCAAATAGAGGGCTATGTGGTAGAGCAATAAACAAAGAATCATTTTTAATTTCTAAAAACTAAATTATATGTTACCAAACATTTTTATTGTCGGGCCATCAGGTACCGGAAAGAGTTCGTCGTTAAGGAATTTACCACCTGATACGACTATTATTTTGAATACTGAACAGAAAGCTTTGCCTTTTAAAGGTGCGGGACTATTCAAATTGAATGTTCCAATAGCTGATACTGCTTCATTTGAGAAAGCCTTTGATAAGGCTATTGCAAGTAAGAAATCAAACATAACTGTTCTTGAGAGTTTTACTTCTCTTACAGAGCAAGTATATACTGAATTAGGAAGAGCCTACAAGGGTTTTGATTTTTGGGATATGTATAAGAAAGAAATGATGAGAATCTTACATAAGTCTAAGAATACTGAGAAATATGTTGTAATGACAGGAATCGACCAAGTTCTTGAAGGAGCTGGAGGAGTTGAGGAAAGATTTATATCAGTAGATGGTAGTCTTAAGAAGAAGGTAGAGAAAGAATTTGTTATAGTTCTTTTCACTGATGTGGTAATTAATGAAGCTGGAGAGCCTGAATACGTATTTATAACGAACAAGCAAGCAGGATATGAAAATACTCCGGCTAAATCTCCAATGGGAATGTTACCTAAGAAGATGCCTAATGACTTAAATGAAGTTATTAAGCTAATTGAAGAATATTATAATGAAGAATCTACTAAGTAGTAGGTTCTTAATCTAATTATTAATTTAAAAAACAAAGAGTATGAGTTTTGATAGTGAATTTCAAGATGCTGAAAAGCAAGTAATTGAACAAAAAAGTAAATACATGAGTTCTCCAAGAGTAGCTCAAGTAGAAGTAACAAAATGTGTCTTATCAGAGGACGTAGCTAAAGACTATAAGGGTTGTCCTTATATGGAAGTTGAGTTTAAAGATAAAGCAACAGAAGAATTGAATACATCAAAGTTCTTTAGAACAAGAGATACAGATTCAGAAGATGTAAGAGGGTACAAGTTAAAAGGTATCAAAGAGTTCTTTATGAATGCTGGTATAGATATGAAAGTATCAGGTTCTAAAGCCTTAGTAGAAGTAGTAGGAAAAGAGATAAAAGCTTTATTTAGAGCAGAGGAGTATGTTGGTTATGATAAAAATCAACTAAACATGCCCGTAATCAAAGAATCTATTAGATACTTATATTCAGGTCCAGTAGGAGAAGAATTAACAGGTAAGAGCAACTACATGAGAAAGATTCTTAAAGCTGATGAGAAAGCTAAGTTTGATGCTGAAATGGCAACATGGAATAGAGATAATATGCCTAAACCAGTAGGAGCAGGAGCAGTAGCACCTAAAGCTGAAGCATTAGGA